GAATACCAGAGGCATCTCAGGGATCTCCAGATCATCCGTGACGCGGCGTTAGAGAATGGTGCGTACAGTGCCGCAGTGCAGGCGGAATATCGCCGTGGTCAGGCGCAGGGAGACATCTACGTCAACAAAACGGAGATACGTCACGGCACCATCGATCAAATGAGCAAAGAAGAGGTCATGAAGGCCTTAAACGAACTGAAGCAGACCTACGCCCCGTTGACACATGATGCGGGAGCCGAGGATGGTGGGAACAGAAAACGGGCGCGTGAGCGCCTTGCGGAAGAGGTGCAAGATGTTCCTGATTAATTTTCTCGGCAGGCTGTGGTTTGGTTCAGAGCGGTGGGATCTGGTCAATGAAGACAAGACCCCGATGATTTACACCAAACGCGCGCACATGACCCCACTGCAACGTTTGGACTTTGAAGAGTTGACCGGCAATGACCGATATTTTGGAAGTAAAAGCGAAGCCGAAGAAACAGCGTGAAGCCAGCTTCTGGCAATCGTTAAAGAAGGCCATTCGGGATAACTGTCCTGATTGGTCTGCTACGCGGTTGGAGTCTAGGGCCACGTTGGGTGTGCCGGATGTCCTGATCATGGACGGCAAGGGCGATTGGCACATGGTGGAGTTAAAGACCACGCAGAATATGTCGGTGGACATCACGCCGCATCAGGTGGCGTTTGCTACCAAACACGCGCGGGGCAGTTGCTGGATTGCGGTGAAGCTCTGCACTGCCACGGGGAGCGAGATCTTCCTGTACCGTGGTGACCGTGCGGTGGATCTAAAGATGGACGGATTGCGCGCCACACCCACTAAACATTTCAGCCACCCTGTTTCGTACCGGAGTGTTCTTCACGCTATTGCCACTATGTGAGTTATCCCATACTATGGTGGTGGGCATATGCCCTGACTAACGGAGAACGAAACATGAGCGAACTAAGATTACCCGTGTGGACCGTGGTGTGCGGTGAGCGGTGCAGGTGGTTTCCTGACCATGCGTCTGCAAAGGAATTTGCAAACAATGAATGGGACAAAGAAGCGGACGGTGTGCCCTTTGTTCAATCTAAAACCATTTGGGATGTGGAAGAGGTCTGCGAGATTCTGAACAACATTGAATCGTTTGCGGACAATGCGCCTGCTCCCGCTGAATTGAGGATCATGCGATGACGCAGACAGTAGGCGAAGCCGCCGAGGCTAGATACTCCGGCCTGACTTATGACCATGCCCTGCCGCAGGGCTGGGTAGATCAGTGCTGTGACAAAGGCCTTGATCCGCGCGGCCATTTCGTTTGGCTTTACGACGACTATGTTGGAAGGCCTGCCCCTATCACTAGCGAGGGGGACCGCATTGTGTCCCTGCTCGCCCGTGATCCGTAGGCGCTAGCACCTACGCCAAGCCGCCTTCGGGCGGCTTTTTTGTGCTTAAAGAAATTTTAAAAAGAGCATTGCAGGGCCGGTCGGCGTATGCGATAGTTCGGTTGCGGCAATCCTGCCGCGTACTTTGGGAGATATACCATGCAACATACGATTGAAAATTCAGACAACACCCTGACCCGTTTGCTTCAACAGGTGCAGGACCAAGCCGCCAGATCGCAGGATTTTCTGGCACCTACTAACCAGCTTCAGTTGCACACCGGTGATCGGGGTGACGGCAGTAAGGTCAGCCAGATTGTTTTGGAGCAGTCGGGCGGGGCACCTACTCAGATCCTGACTGCCAACGATGTGGCGTTTGATCAGATCAGCCAGCGCGCCGGTATCGATGTCCGAACTGCCCGCCGCCTACAGCAGGATTACTCCACCGAATTCGATGGACTGATCAACGCTATTTGGCAGAAGGAACCTGCGGTGCGAATGATCCGCACGTTTCAACACTCGGGGCACGATAACCTCGGGGAAGCGCGGGCATTTGTCAGCGACAAATTTAAAACCTTCGACAATGTCCACCTGCTGAATTCTGCCCTGCCGGAATTGATGGACAGCGATGCCCAGTGGAAAGTGGTTAACGGTCAGGTGACTGACAAGCGCCTGTACCTCCGCCTCAAGTCTGAAGTGATCACGGGCGAAGGCGCGGCGGTTGGCGACATCATGGCGCTGGGCATTGGCATGAGTAACAGTGAAGTCGGTTGCGGTAGCGTTAACGTTTTTCAAATGTTCTGGACGCTGGCTTGCCTAAACGGAATGCAGACCGAAAAGCGTACCCGCAAGTCTCACATTACTGGGGCGCGCGGCGATGCGGATACGTGGGGCTTGCTGACCGACGAAGCGAAAGATGCGGACAATCACGCGCTGGCGCTTCAAATGCGGGATGTGACCAAGGCCTACGCTAGCCGCGAATCATTCGATGAGGTGCTGGAAAAAATGAAAACCGCGCATCAGGACAAAGTCGAAGGTTCGCCGCAGTCGGCAGTCGAGGCCATGGGCAAAGTGCTGGCGCTGACCAAAAAGGATACGGCCAGCCTAATGGACGGCTTGCTCGCTACTATTGGGCAGGCGGGCTATGCCGGTCAGCCGGTTACCCGCGCCACCATGGTGAACGCGGTGACGGCGGTAGCGCATCGGGCGGACGCGGATAGCGTGGACGATTGGCAGAAACTGGGCGGGCGCGTATTGGACCTGCCCCGCTCCGATTGGCAACGCGTGGCGATGGCCGCATAACCTACACTTCCCAAAGTGTGCCCCGCTCCGGCGGGGCTTTTTTTTGTCCGCAAGGTATGCGATAGTCCGACTGCCGCAATGTTGCGGCAAAACTTTGGGAGAAAATTTTATGGCTACAATTACGTTGACACTTCAGGATCTGGATATTGAACTCGAAGAAATTTCTATCATGAGTTGGGAAGTGCCCGCCATGCTGGAAGCGAACAGCATCGATCCGGAAGATCTTCACGGCGAATGGCAGATGATGGACCGCTATATCCGCGAAGATTGCGAAACGTCCTTCGATTTTGATCGCGTGGCTAAATGGATCGCGGAGGGTGATATCTCAGATTCGCAATTAAGCGATTTGGCGTACCGTATCGCTCGCGAATTGGTGAGCCGTTTGGATAGTGTCCGCCAGTGCGCGGATAACTATCTGGAAACCAACCGCCAAAATGTGGAGCGCATCCGCGAACTGGAGCGCACCGCTGGACCGGATGCCGCGACAGCGTAGGAAACCCCGCCCCGATAGCCCGCCACATGGCGGGCTTTTTTTTGCCTAGCGTATGCGATACCCTAAGCGGGCCGCGATTGGCGGCGACACTTTGGGAATTTAAAAATGCAATTACTCGACACGCGGGGCGCAAACCCCAAATTGAAAAAGACGGCGGAACTCGGGAACGTGTTCGGCTCATTTCGTTACGCGGGCTTGTCACTTTATCCCGATGCGGAATTGTGCCCAGCATCTAAAGCGGCGGGGTGCGCTGATACTTGTTTAGCAGATCAGGGGCGCGGGCGGTTTGATAACGTGCGCGAAGCGCGCCAGCGCAAGGCGGCATTCTTTCGCGACGATCGCGCGGCTTTTCTGGATCAACTTCACCGCGAGCTGTCCAACTTTGGAAAGCTTTGCGAGCGCACGGGGGAGCGCGGCGTGGTTCGGCTCAATGTTCTGTCCGATGTCCGTTGGGAAATGCTCGGCATACCGCAAGCGCATCCCAATCTTTTTATGCTGGACTATACAAAGCGCGCCGACCGGCTTTGTAAAACTCCCGATAACTACCGGCTGATTTTCAGTTATAGCGGGCGGCCCCAGTACCGCCGACAAAACGAAAAAGCATTAGCGACCGGCTTACCGGTTGCGGTTGTATTTCGCGGCGGCTTGCCCGCTAGGTTTTTGGGGCGGCGCGTGATCGATGGTGACCGGTCCGATTACTTGAACGCTACCGAGGGCACCGGTTGCGTTGTGGGGTTAACCGCCAAGGGTAGCGCGCGGCGGGATCGCTCCGGCTTCGTGATCGATAACCCCGACTTGATCGGGACCGACTGAAACCAGACCCCGCCACGGCGGGGTTTTTTTTGGGCCGCGTATGCGATACCCTGCCGGTGCGGTAATGATGCCGCGACACTTTGGGAAATTAGATATGTGCGAATTTAGAAACCATTTAAAATCGGTTGGCGTTGCTGATACGCGCGTATGGGCTTTGGCTCATGCGGCGGACAGTATCCACACGGCGGTATCTGCGCTTGATCATGGCAACCGTGAAACACTCGCCAAGCATTACCCCGCCTTCCTGCAACTAGCGGAAGAATTTGCAAGCTTCGACGAAACGCTACTGGCGGACATGGGTGTAAAGTTCAAGCGAGCGAAGGGGGCGAAGT